ACAACCACAAGATCCACCTTCTCGGCGTTTCCGAGACCGCCGAGGAACTAGGTGATCCACTGTTCAAGGAGGCCTGTGACAGCGCGGACACCTCCCAATTTGCGGTGTTCGCTCTCGCAGACCACCAGACGGTTAAGCCGCCGGCGCCTCTCGATGTGCCCTATCCGGGCAGGGCCTGGTTCGGTGGCAGTGATGCGTACTTCCAGTACGACCCTGGTAACGATTTCGACCTAAGGTGGCTACGAGCCAACCTTCGTGAGTGGACGGAGTACGCCAAGTGAGTGGACTGGTGGCCGCCGCAATCGATGATGCCGACGGCGGGATTATGCAGGACCTGCCTCGGCTTCTCGGATTCGCAAAGGACCGGGGTCGAGACGGTGTCGGGATTTACGCGTATCCGCCCGGTAGCACCGGCGACGAGAAGGTCGAGTCGAAGATCAATACCGTAACGCTGGCGCTGCAGGCCCAGCGGCGGTTCGACTTTCTCGCCTGCGCATATGGTGCTCCGGCAACCAAGCCGTTTAGCAAGGGCGATGTCCCACCGTTCAAGTACGAGAACTGGACGGTAATCGTCGACGGTGCGGTGTCCAACTGCGACGCTACGGGGATTCCCCGGCTGATGCACGCCGACGGATTCTATCCGACGATCGAACAGCTCGGCGGTCAGTTCGCTATCGTGGCGATCGACCGTAAGCGTCCGGGAATGCTGTTCTGGGCGGCGAAAGCGAAGCCACTGTACGGGTTGTACGACGAGCTGGCCCGTGGCGTATTCATTTCCAGCGACCGATCGCACTTCGACGGAATGTACCATCCGGTACGACATGCGCAACCTGTCGAGCTGGGTCCGTACGAATTCGGGACCATGTCGGTCTCTCGTGGCGTCGAGGTAATGGGGCTTCCGCGTGAGCGCGGACGGGGGTCGCTGATCCTCTGCGGCGGCGGGTTGGATAGCGTTGTCGCCGCGTTCGATACGCGCGGCGTATACAGCAACGAGCCAACCCGGTTGCTATTCTTCGATTACGCACAGCAAGCGCTCGCGCAGGAATACGACGCGGTGTGCGCAATTGCTCACTACATCGGCGCACAAGTCGAGACAATCCCGCTGGACTTCTTCCGGCACATTAACACGCCACTGGTCGGCGGAACGGTGAACAAGCAGCCGACCGCCGGAGTAGCCAGCGAGTGGGTCCCGGCACGCAATACCGCGTTCATGGCCCTCGCGATGTCGTACGCCGAAGCGAATGGCTTCGCGAGGATCATATGCGGGATCAACCAGGACGCAGCCAGCGCATACCCGGACAACGAAGTCGAATGGCTCCGTCGCTTGCGCCGAGTTACGCCATATGCGCTGGGCACGAATCGAGCGGTCGAATTGCACGCACCGCTACAAGCGATGACAAAAACGCAGATCGTACGCCACGGTGACTTCATCGGCGTACCGTGGGAGAAAGTGAGTGGCTGGTCGTGCTACGAAGGCGGATCCGTACATTGCGGCGAGTGCAGCAGCTGCCGTGCCCGCCGTGGCGCATTCGCCAACGCGAAAGTGCAAGATCCGACGTCCTATGCGAAAGGCTAGCCGTGGTCTGCATCGATTGTCGTAACGGCGAATGCGGCAAGTGTCCGTCGCGTAATCGAGTGGTGACGATTACCGATTCGCTTACCGGGATTACCGGTACGGCCACTGTTCCGCGAATCCCTCCGGATCCGACGAAGTGTGACTGTCAGCACTACGGACGCGACAGCGGTCTCGTCTTGAACGCCAGGTCCGGATCTGGTAAACTGTCGGCTGGAGGTGGTCAAAGTGGATCCGATCGATCGGAGCCCGCAGCGTAGGGTCGGCGGGAAGGTCGGTACGTTCGAGCGTGTCGTGCAGGGAGTCGCGCTAGCCGTTGTTATCGGCGTCATCGCGTTCGTCTGCTACCTAGCAGATCTGCTCGTAACGGCATTCACGCACTGATGCCCACGTATCGTAGGAGCAGTGCGGTCGGGTGTGCTGCGTGCCCCTTGAATGAGGCACGCAGCGAACGGCTTAAGCGGTGGGTCGCTGGCGCCGGTCCCGAGAAAGCCGATCTCGTTGTCGTAGGTGAAGCTCCTGGCGATACCGAGGTCGTTACCGGCAAGCCATTCCAGGGTCGCTCCGGTGAGCTACTTAATGCGACTTTGGCGGCGAACGGCATCCAGCGAGCCGATGTTTTCGCCACGAATGCGATCATGTGTCACCACAAGCCGAACTCGGACGAAATGGCGTCGTGTCGTCCACGACTGATCGAAGAAATAAAATCCCGCGAGCCAAAGATCGTATTGGCTCTCGGCAAGGTGGCGTTCAACCAGCTATGTCAAACGCGTACCGCATTGTCCGACGTTATCGGTACCCTTCGCTGGGTTCCGGACCTGCAGTGCTGGGTAATTCCGACATGGCACCCGGCATTCGTGCTACGTGGCGACGGTGCAGCGTTCCCGGACATCGTCAATGCGATATGGCGGTGTGAGCGATTCATCTCCGGAAAGGAAGTGCTACCGGATCCGAATGCGAAAGAGCGAGACTATCCGTGGACGTTCTTCCGCAATCCGAAGAAGATGCTTACGGCGATCCGGTGGTTCGAACGACAAGCGGAGAAACGCGGACAGATCACGCTAGGGTGCGACACGGAGTCGAAAAGCCCGGGTCGTTGGCCGCATCCGGAATCCGACGAATGGATTATGTGGCAGCTGTACGACGGAAATCGTGGCGCGGTATTCGATATGCGTGCCGCAATGCAGGACGAGGAGTTCAAAGATGCCGCACGACGGATGCTCACGAATCCTCGCATCATATGGTCGATGCATAACGGCGCCGTATATGACTGCCGAGTCTTTCGGTTTAACCTGCAGGTGTGTCCGCGCGATGCGAATATACGTGATACTCTTGTGCTTGGTATCGGACTCTCGGAACGCGCGAATGCTGTGGGTCTGGAACCGCTATCTCGTCAATACCTCAATGCCCCCGCGTATAAGTCCAAGCTCAAATCTATCGGCTATAAGCACGCCAAAGGCCCACAAAACGCTGATCAGTGGCGTGCTTTGGCGGAGTACGGTATCGATGACGCGTACAACGGATACCACCTTAATCGCGTACTTCCGCCAATGGTCCGCGACGAAGGAACGATGAAGCTTTGTCGCAACGTACTAATGCCGTTGGCGCTTACGTGCGGTCGAATCTCCGGTCGTGGCATGATCGCGGACCGGTCACAGTTCGCTAAGCTAAACGACGAATGGGGATCGAAGTGCGATGAGCTGGTTAACAAGCTCCAGGATCTGGCTGACGAAGCGGGATGGCCGTTGGACCCCGCTATTGCGAAGGCAAAGGACGGGCGACTCAATCCTCGTTCTCACCTTCAATTGGCGCACCTCGCCTACGACGTCCTCGGTCTCACCGCTACTCAAGGACTCACGAATAGAAAGTTTCGTGCGAGTAAGTGGAGCGGAAAAGAGCGACAGCGATCCGTCGATGGAGACTTTCTCCTTGGTCATATCGATACCCCGTTCGCCCAGCTCATGCGCTCTCTTCGTGCCTACGACAAGCTTGTCCGCACGTACGTCAAAGGACTCGAGCGCGAACTCGAATACGACGGGCTGATTCACCCCGACTTCAATATCGCGAAGACAGCGACGGGTCGGCTAGTTGTGCGACCATTGCTCCAGGTATTGCCGCACTACGGAGCACACCGCGAGCTAAGTGATACCGACTTCGCTGCGGAAACGCGACGACTCTTCCCAGCGAGAAAAGGTTACGTACTCGTTGCAGCTGACTACAAGCAGCTGGAGTTCCGTGTCGCCTGGGCGCTCACCGGTGACGAAGAGCTAGGTAAAGCGCTAATGTCAGGAGACATGCATGCGAACACGGCTCGTTACATGTTCCAGCGGGAAGAAGTTGACGATGCTGACCGTCACGCTGCCAAACGGGTCGGTTTTGGCGTTGCTTACAATCGATCGGCCTTCACGCTATCCCGAGGTCCCCTGTTCGACGTCCTGGGAGGGGATAGCCTTTCGGACTCGAAGCGTCAGAACCTCGCACAAGGGTTCATAGATAGCTTCTGGGAGCTCTATCACGTTTACCGTTCCGTGCAGCTCGGTTGGGTCAACGATGCAATGACCAAGGGCGAGCTAGAGACGCCATTCGGACGCAAGCGCCGCTGGATGCTGATTACGCCTGAGAATCGCAAGGAGATCGAGAACCAAGCGTGCAACTTCCCGATTCAGAGTACGGCCAGCGACATGTGCTCAACCGCACTAGTCAAGCTAGAACCGGCGTTGGCGAAAGCGAAGGTTGGCTATCCGCAGTACACCGTACATGACCAGGTGATCTGCGAGATCAAGGAAAGCAAGCTCCAGCAGGGGCTCCAGATCATTAGCGACGTAATGCGCACTGCCCCGTTCAAAACCAGTGCACAATTCGATGTGACATTCGAAGTAGGACCGACACTTGGCGACCTCGAGAAAGTGAAGTTCCCGTGAGCAAGATGATCGAAGTACCGGACCACCTGGTCCCGGCGATCGAGCGAATGATCGACGTCCTCGAGAAGAAGAAGCACGATTATGCCGGTCTCGATCAGTGGCGCAACTTTCGCGACACGTCGAATCACTTCGGCTTTCCGATGTACGAATCGGCTGACTTCAACGAAATCCAGAAGCTTTCGCGTCTAAGGACGCTTCGCGTTTCCGACGGTCCGGTGAACGAAAGCGTTCTCGATACCTATCTGGACAAAGCCAACTTCGCGTTGTTGGCGTTCGCCATGTACCTGGACCTCGAGGACATAGCCCCAGCTCAGGACGCTGCCACGGACAGCGGGTATCAGGCGCTGGGTCCGCATGGGCTTCCGGGTTGTGCCAGCTCAGGGCGCTGATCAACTTCGACCGCGTCCCAGGCAGGGGTCCTGAGGCAACTTACTGACGAGGAGAAACGCTAGCAAATCCCCGCGTTACACCCGGGCGGAGCCCGCTGTCAAGGCGTTGTGCCGACAGCGGGCTCTCTGCTATACTGGTCCTGGAGGTGGTTGTGATGGCCGCAGTGGCCAGGAAGCAGCAGGTGGAAGAGGTCGGCTACTGGGAACGGGGCCCGGAGGAGCGGGTTCAGTCAGTGGGCCGGAACGGTAAGTGCCAGCAGAAGTTGCTGTCCCCGGAATTGACGTGGGTAAAGACCGGGGAACGGGTGGTCAGTGAGAAGACGTACCGGGTGACCGAAGTTCCGGCACGGGGCCGGGCCAGGAGGAGGACCTGCCGATGAAAGCGAAGGCCAATCGCCACGGAGTGACGTGGGCGACCAGCAAGAACGGTAAGCTGGACATAGCAGTTGGGCCCGACAGCCGCTTTCCCGGTAAGAAATACCCCGGGTGGCGAGTGTGGGCCCTGTATAAGGGAACGCACGACCTGGCGCCAGTGGCCCGTGACTTTCCCGGGCCGACCGGTGAAGCAGATGCCCGTAAGTACGCAAACGAAGTGTGGGGACGCAGATGAGCGAGCGCGATTACCGAAGGGGTCCTAGCGACCGAGAGCGTGCCCAGCGGGTGCGTAACCGCCGAAAGGCACACCGGACCCGGAATCGCGTTCCCGCGGCCTTTACCGTGAGGCCCGACGCATTCGCCAAGCTGACCGAGTCGGAGCGAGCTCCGCAGGCCACAGCGGCATGACCAAGCAGCAGCACCCGTTGACAACCAGCAGCGGGTGCTGCTATACTGAGGGTAGGAGGTGGTAGCAGGTGTTCCAGGTGAAGCACCCGGATGTCGAGGTCCAGCTGACCGGAGTGGACGGCAACGCGTTTGTCGTTCTGGGCACCGTTTCGCAGGCTCTGCGAAGGGCCGGTTACGGTGACGAGGTCAAGGAGTTTCAGGCGGAAGCGACCAGCGGCGATTACGACAACCTGTTGGCGACCGTTTTCAAGTGGGTCGAGGTTAGCTAATGCCGTGGAC